AAAAGGAAACAACGACTGCACCAATCCGCTACGAGGGTATCGAGGCTGATGAGCAGACGGAAGCTCCGAAAGTAACTAAACCAAAACGCAAACGCAGAACTAATGGACCCACTCAGTAAATATAGAGAGGCATTCGCAGAGAAAACATACTCCGACTATCCTGACTCGGTGCGCAACAACGCACGCAGAGGAATTGAGCTCAACAAAGAACTCGGCAACAAGTGCGCAACGCAAGTAGGGAAGGTGAGAGGACAGCAGCTGGCAAATAAAGAGCCCATTTCAGTGGACACGATCAAGAGAATGTATTCATACCTATCCAGGGCAGAACCTACATTCGAGGATTCAGCACCAGAGGACTGCGGATACGTTTCGTTTCTTTTATGGGGAGGCAAGACGGGGCTCGATTGGGCAGAAAGTAAATTAAAAGGATTAGGATTGATATAATGGGAAGAGTAAAACACATCGAAACACCTGAAGATATGTGGCAACTCTTTGTTGAGTTCCGCAAATGGGTCAAAGACAATCCGAGATACCAGTATCAGCTCTCAAATAAGACTGGAGAGCCAGTTCCGGTACCGCTCGAGAGACCACTTACAATGGTTGGATTCCGTTCATGGGCAGCAGAGAAGCATAAAAGCGTGGAAGATTATTTCGCAAATACGGATGGGAGATATTCTGCGTATACCACAATCTGTCGCACGATAGAGGCAACCATCAAGCAAGACCAAATCGAGGGAGGCATGGCTGGACAGTACAACCCTTCCATCACTCAGCGACTGAATGGTCTCACAGAAAAGACTGACATCACTTCTGGAGGGCAGAGCATCTCCGAGGTGAAGGTGAATATTATTCGACCTACTGAATAGTATTATTGCTATATTTGTGGGAAGTGGCTATATGAGAGAAATACTCGTATAGCATCCCTATTTCCTAAACTTTGACCCATGGCTGAAATCACAATAGACAGCACTGTCATCTTCGAAAAGAACTACACCGCACTGGCAGACCCGAGCATCCGCTTCATCATCAATGAGGGTGGAAGCCGCTCGAGCAAGACCTACTCGCTCTGCCAAATGATCGTGGTGTACTGCCTCCAACATCCTGGCAAGGTGGTAAGCATCGTGCGCAAGACCTTCCCAGCTTTGAGGGCAACGGTGATGCGTGACTTCTTTGAAATCATGAAGGCGATGGAGATATATGACGTGCAGAGCCACAACAAGTCAGAGCACATCTACACCTTCAGCAATGGCTCCATCGTGGAGTTCTTTAGCGTGGATGACGAGCAGAAGATTCGAGGGCGCAAGCGTGACCTTGGGTGGTGCAATGAAGCCAATGAGCTGTGGTTCGAAGACTTTCAGCAGCTGAACATGAGGACCGAGCAAAAGCTCATCTTCGACTACAACCCGAGTGAGTCATCATCCTGGCTCTATGAGCTGCCAATGGAGGAGAGCATCATTATCAAGTCAACGTACAAGGACAACCCATTTCTGCCCGACAGCATCAAGCGACAAATTGAAGACCTCAAGCGCACCGATGAAGCCTTGTATCAAATCTATGCGCTCGGAGAGAAAGCCATCAGCAAGAGCAACATCTACTCCAACTGGTCATTCGTCAAGCATCGCCCTGCTCGGTTCGTCAACTACGTCTATGGGCTTGACTTCGGATACAATCACCCGACTGCCCTGGTGCGAGTCTACTGGTGCGACAATGACATATACATCGAGCCGGTGATATACGAGAGCTACCTGACCACCACCAACCTCATCGACAAGATGGGCAACCTCGGCATCGAGAAGCACGTCACCATCGTGGCTGACTACGCACGACCCGAGATAATTGCCGAGATGAACAATGCTGGCTATGACGTGCAGAACGCCAACAAGGTGGTCAAGAAGGGCATCGACAACATCAAGACCTTCGGAGTGGTATGTGAGGATGACCCACGCATCAAGAAAGAATACGAGAACTACAAATGGAAAAAGGTCGGTGACATCATAACCGATGAGCCCGTGAAGCTCTTCGATGATGCCATGGATGCCATCCGCTACGCTGCCACGCACATCCGCCAGGAGTACTACACCGATGACTCGTATTTCGCCTTCTAAACATTTGGCTGCCTTTCTGCAATATAAAGAAAACTATGTCAACAAACCTACTCGGAGAAATCGCTGGCAACATGGGCACATATGTGGTCAATGGCACAGATGAAGTCACTAAGACCATTGATGCCATTGTTGTGTTGGAGGATACAATCTTCAGCTCAATCAAAGTGGCTGGCACAGATGCCAAGTCAACATACATTCAGAATGCTGCCATCGCAATCAAGCCAGGCACCATCATCACCCCAATCAATGACGTTCAGTTCAGCGGACTTCAGCTCACAAGTGGTTCAGTAGCTTTGGTACTTGGATGATGTACGGCTTCGCAATATCGCTATACAACACCACTCGATGGCTTTACCATACGGCTGCTGATGGTTTGGGCATAAGGCTGACCGAAAGTGGCGACCACAGACTAACAGAATATAACGGAAAACGAATAATAGAATAAGATGGCAAACATTAAAATAAGTGAACTAACGCCCAAAGGAGCGAACCTTGCAAGCACTGACCTACTCGAAATTAGTGAGGATGCTGGAGGTGGAACGTATACAACCAAGTCAATCACAGGAGCTGAAATTATTGCCGCTGCGAGTGGTGGAGGGGGCATTACTTTTGGAAATTATATTTTCCCTACTGCTTCTGGAGTAGCTATCAACCCCACATCAATACCAATAAATAGTGAAACAAACGCAACTGGTGTTGCCAATAGATGTTTCACATTTCCTTTTATACCAAGCAAAACCATAACTATAAGCGCAATAAGATTAAAGGTAAATACATTAATGATCGGCTCAAATGCAAGGATTTTGATATTTGATAATTTAATAAATGTGCCTAATAACAAAATTTACGAAAGTTCAAATTTAGACTGTTCTACAACTGGCTTAAAAACAGCCACAACATCTCAAACATTTACAGCAGGCACGGTTTACTGGTTGGCAGTACATTATAGCTCCAATCAAATTATTGCAGGTTTTACTCCAACAGCTTTAATAAATATAAAAAGCAGCACAGCGTCTCCAATAGGGTGTGTATATGCTTATAGAACAGACCAAACATTTGGTAGTTTTCCATCTACATTTGGCACACCTACAGAAGTTGTAAGTGGTGCAGTACCTGGAGTTCAATTAATTATAGCATAATACTATGGCACAAGTAAGAAATGAAATATACGATGAGAACGGACTTGTAAGAGTTGAGTTTATCGAGGTAAACGAACCAACTCAAGAGGAATTGATTGCCCAAAAAGAGGCTGAACTTCTTGCGATGTACAATGAGTTGAAAGCACTAAAAGGTGAGTAATGGCGCAAACAACAATAGCAGCTCCTCAAGTCATCACACCGGCATACAACCCGGTGAAGTTCATCGTTGATTCAACCAACAAGAACCTCACTGGCTTCCGCTACATTTTCGATGTCTATGAGTCAGGCACTGCCAACAAGATAGCAGAGTACAAAGTTCTTCCAACCTATGGCACTGGCTATGGCGAGGAGGACCTCTCCAAGCTGCTCCAGAACCAAGTGAGCTGGGACCTCGATACAGAGCTCACATCCAACTATGGCGCACCGAATTCATTCTATGCATACGATGTCAAGGTCGGTGAAGAGTACGTCTATGAGGTAGCCTATACGAGCAGCCTCACTGATGCGAGTGGTAGCGTGCAGATAAACGTCACCAACTCATTCGCTGCTGGAGACCAGGTCATCATCACACAAGCTGATGGTGGAGTGGCGAACCCACAGCTCGAAGGACTGCACACCGTGGTCAGCGCAACGGGCTCGGCATTCGTTGTCAACGTCAACTGGTCCACGATCACAAGTGCGACAATCGATGGCTCGGTGAGCTACGCTGACAAGCGCAAGACAATCACCAGGGATATCACTACATTTGTTAACAAGATGGTGTTCAATGGAGCCTTCAGATGGGCAGATTGGACAGCATATGACTATCTCGATTACAAGCTCAATGCATCGACATCGATGTGGCTGACGAACCAACCGCAAACAAATTTTTATTGCACTCTCGGTCAAGACTTGTATCTCAACCTGGTCAACCCGAAAGGCTCTGACAGAATCCTATTTGAGAACAGCAATGGAGCTTCATTCTATAAGGCAACAGCATCGCTGGATGACATCCTCCAGGTGCCAGTTGGTCCGAATAACTATGGCACATTGGTCGGCACTGGCTCGCTCATCGATGCAACAGTTGAGTGGTATGACGTATGGTTCAACAACGGAGCCACATTGTCACAGCAAGACTCGGTCAAGTACCGCATCTATCTGGACAGACGTGCATCCATCACAGAGCATCACTTGCTATTCTTGGACCGACTCGGCTCATGGTCATCATTTGCCTTCCAGCTTCGAGCATACGAGCGTGGAGATGTGACTCGTGAGATGTACAATAGAGATGTGATAGGCTATGTCAACGCATCAGATGAGTGGACATACACCACAGAGGACTTTGGCTTCAACACATACAACATCAACGTCATCAAGCGCATGGACCTCAACACCAACTGGATGACTCAAGAGATGGCGACCTACTTTGAAGAGCTGGTCACATCACCTCAAGTATTCATCAAGTCAGTGACCTACACTTGTGGAGATGATTTGGTGCCATCGAGCAGCAGTTATCAACCAGTCATTGTTGAAAACAACAGCTATGAGATGCTCAATCAACGCAATAAGAACTTGATGCGCCACTCAATTAGCGTGCGCTTCGCAAACCAGGACAACGTAAATGGTTAGAATACAACTTGAGAATGGATTCCTCGATGTGAAGGAGGGAACTGTCTTTCCTTTGAACTTCGCAGTCGGGGACATTCGTGACCTCACCAAGCGCAGCGGAGCGTTCTCCAAGACCATCACTTTGGTTGGCAGCAAGAACAACCACGAGCTGCTCAATCACTACTATGATGTTAATATCTCCGCTGGTACATTCGACATCAATGCACTGACAAAGTGCAGTGTGATTCAGAACAACGTTCCCATCATGGAGGATGCGCTGCTTCAGTTGCTATCGGTCAACAAGAATCAGCAAACAGATGCCTATGAGCAAGCTGTCGAGTATGAGGTCCTCATCAAGGACACGAGGGTGGAGTTCTTCACAGCCATCGCCAACAAGGACCTGACTGACCTGGACTTCACTGACCTCAACCATACCTTTTCGGCTGCTGACATCGTGAACACATTCAACAACACGATCACTGACGGCTTCAAGTATGTGCTGCCATACGACACCGACAACATCTACAACGTGCGCCAGATGAAGCCAGCCATCTACGCTAAGACATACCTTGACCGCATCTTCGCCACTGCTGGCTTTCAGTACGAGTGGAGTGACTTGGCTGCGGCTCGATTCGACAAGCTGCTCATCCCATACAATGGGGACAGCAACACATTAGACACCGCTGATTATTTGGTGGAGGCAACCATCAATGGCATAGAGCAGCAGACTCTCACCAACTCATTCGGCTCTTATGATGACGTCACCGGATGGACTGAAATCACTGACGTGCAAGGCTCATTCAATCCAACAACTGGAGTCTACACCATACCAATCACCACGAGCTCGGCAGCTGGAGAGGGATACACCATCGAGTATGAAGTCAACTATGAGTTCTATGTTGACAACACCAATACCGTGGATGTGTACAATATGTACAACGCATACACTGCAAGACCAAGAATAGCTGTGAGCGTGGAAGGATATCAAGACCAGGTATCGAATGTTGCAAATACTCAAATCATAGGCACGCAATTTACACTTGCTCCAGGCATCCATAACTTCACACCAGCAGCATCAGGCATAAAAACGGGAGGCTTGATTGCAATGCAGAACGCATCTGGCTCTCAAGAGATTCTTGCAGCCGATGAGCTCAAGATTCAAATCGGAGTGCAGCAGCAATTCACTGCGTGGTTCACAAATACAACCTTCCCATACACACCAGCACCCGACCCAGTATACTCGGTATTCAAGGTCAACAGCCTTCGAGTGCGCATCCTTCCAACAGCCAACATCCAAGTGATTGGTGGCATCCTGGACATCAACCAATATGTGCCGCTCAAAATCAAGCAGAGCGACTATGTGAAGTCTATCTTCCAGATGTACAATCTGTACGCTGATACGGACACAGACCAACCCAACAAGCTCATCCTTCGCCATCGTGACGAATACTATGACAGCGGAGCAGAGAAGGATTGGTCGCAGAAGCTGATGAAGGACAGAGAGCAGAATCTCATCTTCCTTCCAGACCTAACGAGCAAGAAGCTCAAGCTCACCTACAAGGCAGACAATGACTCTCCGAATGTGGTGTACACTCAAATGACCGATGAGATTTATGGTCAGCTCGAGTACACCTTTGACAACGAGTATGTGAAGGATACCGACACCAAGGAGCTCATCTTCTCACCGACTCCAGTGGTTGCCACTTCATTCGATGCCTATGTGCCATCCTTGAATGGTGAAGCACCAAAGACCAACATCCGCATCTTGTATGATGGTGGCGAGCAATCGTGCGGCTCATGGGATTTGATTGAATACGGCACAACTGGTGAGCTCGGTCTCACTGTTTACCCGATGCTCGGTCACTTCGATGATGCGCTCACACCGACCTTCGACATCAACTTCGCAACGTGCGATTACTACTATTATACACCGAGCACACTGACTGCCAACAATCTGTACAATCTGTACTGGCGCAGAACAGTCAACCAAATAAATGTGGGCAAGATGTTGGTGGCTTACTTCCATTTGACCGAGGCAGACATTCAGACGCTCAAGCTCAATGACAAGATTCGCATCGACAACTCATGGTGGAACATCAACAAGGTCATCGACTATGATGCCAACGCAGAGGTGCCAACCAAGGTGGAACTCATCAGCATCGACACCGAGATTGAGCTCGCTCCATTCGTAACGAATCCAGGCACACCCGTCTCACCACCCATCACTGCTGCATCTCGTGAGTCAAATCTCGAAACACGATCAACAGAGGCGAATGTCAACCTCTCTGGCATCGATGTCATCGTGCGTGGTACCGGCAACAACATCGGTGATGGTCTGCGTGGCTTGGTCATCGGTGACAACAAGACGCTTCAGGAGGACGGAATCATCACACCTCGAATCAATGGAGCGGCTGCTGTGGCGCAGACTTATGTGGCACTACTAACGCAGAGCGGAACTGATGTACCGAGCGCAGTGGTATTGGCTGACAACATCGGAGAAATCACCTGGACTCGAGTCGGAGCTGGAGAATATCTCGGCACACCGACCAACCCATTCGATGCTCTAAACACTTTTGTCATAATTGGCAATGTAGATAGGCGTGCAAACGTCACAGCATATATCAACAGCGATGGCAACATATCTGTCAGCACATTGGCGAATGGATTCGAAATGAGCGGAGAGATAGGATATGAGCTGTCAGATGATTTTTTAAACAACTCACCAATCGAAGTCAGAATATATGGCTAATGAAATAGAAATACCTCTCAAGCTCTCGGGTGTTCAGTCACTAAAGGCAGAGCTACGATCACTCAAGGCAGCCATTGCTGAAGCATCTGACCCGGAACAAATGGCGGCTCTCGCTGCCAGAGCTGGTGAGGTAGCGGATAGGATTAAGGATGCAAATGATGCTGTGAATGTGTTCGCATCTGGTTCGAAATTCGAACAAATCAGCAACTCATTTGGTGGCATCCGTGACTCATTGATGTCACTCGACTTCGAAGAGGCATCTGAAAAAGCGAAGGTATTCAGCAAGTCACTTGGCGGATTGAATGCTCAGGACATCAGCAAATCAATGAAAGGGCTCACGAGTACTGTTACCACTATGGGTGGCGCATTCGTTAAGCTCGGAGCGCAGATTCTAACCAACCCCATCTTCTTGCTCTCTGCTGTAATCACAGCCATTGTGGTTGCCATTGGTGTATGGTTGAATAAGATTGGTGTGCTACAAAAAGCCATTGACTTCTTGATGACTCCCATCAACTTGCTCATCGATGCATTCAAGGAGCTGACCGATTGGCTCGGGCTCACAAGCTATGCAGCAGAGGAGAACGCTCGCACGATGGAGAAAGCCAATGAGAAGGCATTCAAGTCATCAGAGAAGCGCACTGCTGCCATCTCAGACCAGTACGATATCGAGATTGCAAAAGCCAAAGCAGCTGGTAAGGATACCACAAAGCTCGAGCTTGACAAATCCAAATCCATCAGCGATGCAGCCAAGAAAAGATTGGCAGATGCTCGCAGTGAATACGCAGAACTCAAGGGCTTGTCTGACAAAGACAGCATCGAGAGACGAAAGGCATTACGTAAGCGCATCGAGGAGGAGAACAAAATCATCAAGGATGGTTCGAAAGAGCGCAAGCTGATTGAGATTGCTGACCAAGCTGAAGCAAAAGCGGCGGCTGACAAGGCAGCAGAAGAAGCAAAAGCCAAGAGAGAGGCAGCAGCTAAAGCATACAAGGAAGGAAGAGCAGCGATTCAAAAAGAAATCACAGCAGCCAACAAACTACTGACTGACTCAACCAAGACGCAAACTCAAGTTGAAATCGATGATACAAAAGCCAAATATGCAGCACTGATTGCAGAGGCTAAAAAATATAATCTTGATATCACAGCACTTGAGAAAGCTCAATCTCTTGAGATAAATAACATCAGAAAGGAAGATTCTGAAAACAATGAGATGCTTGCTACCAAGACAGCGAGAAGCATCGTATCTACATTGGTCGACACCCGAACCAAATCTCTTCAGATTCAAGGTGAGGGGAACATGGCTTCATTTGAGGAACAGCAGAAATACAATGCGGCTGTCCTCGTAGCAGAGGAAGAGCTCGCTCAAGCTAAACTCGGAGCAGCAAAAGGCCTCATCGCTGGACTCACTGAATTGGCTGGTGAGAACAAGAAGCTCGCCAACGCACTCTTCTTGGTTGACAAAGCACTCGCCATCGGTGAAATCATAGTCAACACACAGAAGGAGATATCTGGATACTATGCCAACCCATTGTGGAAAGCATTGCCTGATGGTGGTCTCGCACTCGCTTCAGCTGCTGCTGCCGGTGCCAAGATTCGTGCAGCAACTTCAATCGGTACAATCGTGGCATCATCAATATCCAAATTCATGGGTGGTGGTGGTGCATCGGTTCAGACTCCAAGTGCTGGAGGTGGAGGTGGAGGTTCTGCCAATGTAGGCAACTCAGCCGTTCCTTCATTCGTACCTGGTAACCTATTCGGTCAAGGCAACGCAGCCAACAACGCTGGAGCTCCTCAATCTATGGAGTCAAGTCAGAACATCACTGTCACCGCTGTGGTATCTGAGACCGAGATAACAGCCACACAGAACAAGGTCAACAAAATCATGAAAAATTCAGTACTATGATAAGCTATCAAGCACTCGTCAACGAAATCATTGCATTCTATAACGCCCATCTCCAAGTCAAAAAGGTGGGCTCTGACTTCAAAGAGCAGCTCTTCAACTTCGCCACCAAGGATGAGAAGTATCCGATTGTGTACATCGTGCCAGTGGATGCGATTCCAACCGAGAACACCAATGACTTCACGCTTGAGATTTATTGCTTCGACATCATCCAAAAGGACCGTGCAAATATCAACACCATCTTGAGTGATTGCCATCAGATATTGATGGACTTGTATTTGAACTATACTTTCAATGACAATGATCGCGATTTTGATGTGGTTGGTGTTCCAGCTTTGGTGCCGCTCAACAATGACCTTCTCGACTACGCTGCTGGTTGGTTGATGACCATCACATTCACCATGGATTCCTGGACCGATTGTCAGATTCCTAAACAAATCGGCAACTGATTGCAATATAAGTAATGGCACGTTACAAAAACACTGGCGAATATAACTTCAAATATCCTCTCAGAAGGCGAGTCGCCAACACACTCAAGAAAGTCATCAAGGATGAAGCACTCATCGACACATATACGCTGTATGATTCAGTGCGTATCAATGCCAAGGTGACCACAGAGGGCAACATTCGTGTCGAGATTCTCGCTGCCTACTATTTTGGGTATCTAAATAACGGCACCGCAACCATTGCACCATTCCATTTGGTTAGAAAATTCAATGATTCTCTTGAGATGAATGGATTGATTGCTGAGATGTATGGACTTTATGTGGCTGATTTGGCTCAGAAGTTCCCTATCTTAGAGCTCGGCAATTTGTTGCGCAGAAAGCCAAAGGTGATATATGACTTTGTGCCGCTGTATGGAGATTTCAACTACGCACTGGACTACTAAATCTCCAGCTCTTTACGCATCGCCAAGAAATTAAACACAAGCACGAGCTTCATCTGAATCACTTGGTCATATTTGGTAAGGTCACCATTGCACATAGACCAGATGAGCTGCTCCCATCCCCATTTCTGTGAGGACTTTTCACGCTCCGCTTCTTTTTTTTCTTCTGGGTCAGTGATGTCATCGATGTCATCCACCACTTGCTCGGTCATCAGATTCTTGTGGCTGGTGATGAAGTTATCTCTGAACTTGATATACTCGGTCAGCACACCATACATCTTGGTGATTGGTTGGTCCAGGAAGTAATGCACACGACTTGAGGTCTTGAAATCAGTTGACTCCCACTTTGCGACCACATTGTCCTCCACAAGTGATGGTATGCGATACAGCAGAGTGCAGATGTTTGGAAGATATTGGATGTAGTCACTGGTGAAATAGTACTCAAGGTCGATGAACTCACCGAGAGTCAGGTCATTCATTTGCTTGAGATAGAACTTGCCAATCCTATCGGTATACAATTTGCTCGGCTCGGTGTAGAGCCACTGAAGGTCCTTGAATATCTCGGCTACCTCTGCAATATCGAGGTCATCGAAGTCATCTGGTACAGCATCTGTGAGCGCACAGAGGATATCGATGTTGTGGTTGAATGCACCATCCTCTGCTTTGAGTTGGCGCAGCTCAATGAACTGCTCAAGACTGACTTGATTCCACCCCTTGGGCAGCGTTGGCTTGGGCATATTCAGCTATCTTCTCGGTGACAAATACAATGTAAGGAACGCAGAGCTCTGCTTTCTGTGTGCGGAATAGTTTTGCTTTGTGCTTGAGGTGAGCATCGGTGAAGTGCTCGGTGTTGGATAGGTCAGTTCGTTTGAACATGATCGCCAAGATATCACTGATGTAGTGATTCGGCTTCGTGTTGACAATCTTCTCGATGAGCTTGGTCTCCTTCACTGACAGCTTCAGCTGCGCCTCGTAGGTGTAGCCATCCAACTCGATTGTTGTCTGCGCCTCATTGGGTGTGTATGAGTCAATGTTGAAATCTTGCACGAGCTTGATGAACTCGCTGAATGGGTAGTCATCCCACATCTCTTCCTTGATGCCAAGGTATTTGAACATCTCAACATACTTTTCGATGTTGTCGAAGTCTTGGTTGTTAAGGATTTGGCTGATTTTTTCGAACTGCTCGATGGTCAGTTCACTCATTTTGTTAGGGATTTCCTGGTCAAATATCTGTATCATAATACTAATTTTTGAACAAAGATAAATAATTTGCAATATAAGCATGACCAAAGACCTTCCAATTTACAAAATCACTATCGATGACGAATACTCCGATGGCGAGAATTTGGGGATTGAAATGATTGCTTTCACCAATATGCCAGCCATAAAGGTGAAGGGTCTTGCATTCAGTAGCGAGAAGAAAATGCTTTTTGCTGACGATGTGAAGTACCGCATCACTGCACCAGCCATGATACCGATGGACATCTATCGCAGAGATTCTGAGGAGGGTGACTATTATGTGCAGTTCACCGCTGATGTCATTGAGAAGATTCACGCCAAGTTTATGGCTGACCTACGCAATCGTGACATCTTCAACCTGGAGCATGACACAGATAAGAAGGTGCCAGCCTACATCCTTGAAACATGGATCGTGGACAACCCAACCAAAGACAAAGCATTCAGCACATTTGGTATCGAAGTACCGGAAGGAACTCTCATGGTGACTGCTCAAGTGACTGACCCAGAGTACTACAACAAATTGGTTGAAGAGGGTCAAGTTGGTTTCTCCATTGAAGGCTTTCTTGGTCTCAAGTTATCGGAACAAATTAAACTAAATAACATGAAGTTACCTGATGGAGAACACACCATTGAGGACAAAATCTATGTCGTGAAAGACGGCGAGGTTGTTGAAATCAAAGAGGTGGAAAAAGAACCAACTGCTGAAGTAGTTGAGGAAGAAATGGCTGCCGAGCCAGTAGCAATGGAAGACACAACAGTTGAAGAGACAACTGAAGAGTCAACCACTACCGAGGAGGAAATGGCTATCGACCCAGCAACAGACGCAGAAGCTATCCTTGCAATCGTGATGCCAGTGATTGAGGAACGTGAGAAGGCATTGATTGCCATTATCGCTGACCTCCGCAATCAATTGGAGGAAATGTACGCAGAGAAAGAAGAAGACAAGGCAGAGGAGCAAATTGCCGAGGCTACAATGAGCCAAAAATTTGCCGCATTCAAACAATTCAGTAATCAATAAAAAACAAATAAAAATGTCAAGAAAACTCCGTTTCGATTTGGATGTTGACGCATCCGCTTTATTGGCAGCGAACCCAGAGGCATTCTACTCTAAAGCATATTTAGCAGAAGAATCAATCGCTGACAACTACCGCCTTTTACCAGGTGTGAAATCTAAAACCAAATTAGCGACTGTGCTTTTTGGTAATGTATTGCAAGCATCTTCTTGCCCATTCGATGCTCCAACTGATGACTTGAGCGCAGTTGAAATCGATGTATGTGCATTGAGTGCTATGGCTCAAATCTGTCAATTCGACCTTGAGCAATCATTCCTCGCCCTTCAAATGGCTAAAGGTTCAAATGGTGACTTCACAGTTGCATCTTTCATGGATTTCTACTGGAATGAAATGGCGAAGCAAATTGGTGAGGACATCGAGCTTATCCGTTGGCAAGGTGACACAACAAGTGCAAACGCTACTTTGGCTCTTTGTGATGGTTACATCAAAGGCTTATTGGCTGACGCTACTGTTGTTGACGTTGCAAACACAACTGTAACTGCTTCGAATGTATTGGCTGAATTAGCGAAAGTATTCGCTGCTGCTCCAGCTGACATCATCCGCAAAAAAGCTGACCTTCGCTTGTATGTTTCTACAAACGTAGCAAACGCATACGAATTGGCTGCTGCTTCTGGCAACACCATGACTTATGTGACTACTCCATTGGCATTGACTTACCTTGGTGTCAAAGTTGTTGTTTGTGAAGGTATGCCAGTTGATACAGCTGTATTGACTTTGAAAGACAACCTTATCTATGCATTCGATGCTGAAGGTGATGACAAAGCGTTGAAAGCTGTCAACCTTTCTGACACAGTTGCAGAGCCTTACATCCGTACTCGTGCCAACATGAAAGTTGGTTTCGTTCACGTTAACGGCGCTGAAGTAGTTCTCTACTCTTAATAGATTTCGGGGGGTGAAATTCCCCCCTTTTTTTCAAACTGATAAATCAAAAATATTATGGCTTGTGAAGCTTTAGAAACAATCGTAAAATCGTGCGACAACAACAGTGGTGGCATCGAGAAGATTTGGATTAATCAGCAAGACAACATTGCGTCATTCACTTTAGATGCAACCAACACATGGACAATCGATGCAATCACTTTAGCTGGTGGCGCTCCTGACTATACTCCATTCGAGATACGCAGAAACACTGGAAGCTATGTTGAAGATGCTGCCATCGACCTCGTGAACGGTTCATCTTATGTGACTGCGACAATCTCTTTGATGTTCCACCGCCGTGACCAAGACAAATCTCAAGCAATCAAAATCTTGGGTGCTGGTCAACAATACCTCAACGCAATCGTTAAGGATATGAACGGCAAGTACTGGTACTTCCCATTCCTTCAGTTGAGTGCTGTTGGTGAAGGTTCAGGTACTACTCGTGCAGATGGTAGCAAGTACTCTGTGACATTGATCGCAGAGAATGACTTCCTTGCATACGAGATTGAAGAGGCTGCTGTGAATGCTGTCATTGCTTAATCAAAAATCAACCTACTACAAAGAGCCATCCATAACGGGTGGCTTTTTTTTGTGAACAAAATTTGACCCTATTGCAATATAAGTAAATGATTTACATTAACAAGGGAGAGGTGAATTCAATTGTGCTGACACTGACAGAGGTGTCGACATTGACTTCGCCATATTATTTGTTCGTTTTTCAGAACGAAATGAACCCGACATCCGACCCAATACTCTTCACCGCACCCGATGACTCCGACTATCCAGAGAGATTCAACCTATTCTACCTGGATGAGCCCGTTGATGTCGAGCTAATGAAGGGACAATATACATACTCGGTGTACGAATCCACCATACCACCCACATCAATCGAGGATACCACTGGTGTTGTCATTGAAGAGGGTAGAATGGTTGTGAGTGGTGCATCGACATCATCAATTTATGACTAATTATGGCTTGGTACGATAGATTCAGAGCACAAAAACCAGCAGAGATGGAAGTCATCTCTCCAAATTACGAGGCATTCAGCACACCATTCTTGAAAGTTGGTGGCGCAAACCTCTCTTTGCCATATGTCAACGGAAGATACACCACCGCTGGATGGATTCCATTCGGTCAAGACAATATGTATCCAGAGCTGCTCAACCAGATGGTGTTCAGCTCGCCTCTTCATGGTGCTATTGTGGACTACAAGACCAACGCTGTCATTGGTGGTGGCTTCGATATCAAAGTTGAGGGCGCAACTGCAAAGGATTTGCTTGACCTTTACACATTCGAAAAGAAAGTCAACATCAAAAAGATTTCACGAGCAGTCACCGAGCAGTTGATCGTGCACAATCGTGTTTACTTTCGCCTGGTATTTGATGAGAAAATGAAGCTCAAGAGAGTGCACAACGTATCGCCAGAGAAGGTGAGACGTGGTCGTCAACCAAATCAATACTTCATCTGTGAGGATTGGTCGGCTCGAATCAATGTGCAAGAAATCAAGAAGCACCATCCGACTTGCACTGACACAGAACAGTTGTTTGTTTATGAGGTAGAGACCCTTGGTCAAGATTGGTATCCGTTGCCGAAGTATTCAAGTGCTTTGAACTTCGCATTCCTATCTGGTGAGCTTTCGTACTTCGCCAAATCCAACATCCAGAACAGCATCTTCCCATCGTTTGCAATCATGTTCCCAAAACGTCCGCAATCGGAGGAGGAAAAGAACGTGCTACGTAATACCATCGACAAGCTCAAAGGTGCACAGAACGCTGGCAAGACTGCTGCATTTTTTGCAAACTCACAAGACCAGCTACCAAAGATTGAGAGCATTCCAACCAACTCGAATGACAAGCTATTCCAGGAAGCATCTGGTTTGAACACAGAACAAATCTGCTTCGCTCATACCATTGACCCAATCTTGATGGGTGTCCGCACCACTGGCTCACTTGGTTCTGGTAGCGATATCAAGCAAGCCTATATCATATTCGAAAAGAATGTCGTGATGCCATTGCGTGAGCAAGTGCAAGATATCTTCAACGAGATTCTACACATCGCCAAGCTCGGATTCGCTGACTTCACCATCAACAACTTCCAAATCATCAATGAGACCATCGTTGAAATCGAAGGAGATGCAAGCAAAACATCTGATGCGCTCAACTCACTCAGCCCATTGGTTGCTACCAAGGTTCTTGAGACAATGACCATCAATGAGGTCAGAGCACTCGCATCACTTCCACCGATTGAAGGTGGTGACATCACGTCAAATCAAGCACAAGCTGCCGCACAACCTCAAATACCTCAAGCGTAATGTTGTATTTTATCACTGAAAACTACCTCAAGACCAACACACCAATCACCGCCAATGTGGATGTGACTGATGTGTTCCCATATGTAGCCACTCAAGCACAGCTCAGAGTGATGCCGATATTGGGCACCGTATTCTACAACCATTTGCTCGAGGCATACAACAATCAAACGTTGACCCCTGAAGAGGAGCAGCTTGTATTGTTCATTCAGCCGGTCATCGCTTGGAGGTCTGCTGAAGATGCTGTCTTTGGCTTGACATATCAGCTCAAGAACAAGGGGCTCCAGCAGCAGAGTGGTGACTTCTCGCAGCCAGTAGGGCGCAGTGAGGTGGCATTCGGCATGGAGCACTTCGCTCAGAAGGCTTCATTCTTTGAGATGCGCCTCATCAGATACCTGGTGAAAAACCGAGCAGAATATCCTATCTTCATCAGCCATGAGAATCGTGACACCGACCTTCGCCCACAAATCGAATGCAACCAATGCATCGGTGACTGCTTCATGGATGGTGTATGGAACTGCGGATATCCACGCAACAACGGATACAACAATCAAATTCTTGTTATCTGATGAAAAACAGCCTCTTCATTTTGACCGCTTCATTCTTAACTATACTCGCACCAGTGCAACCCATGGTATTGGTTGCCATTCTTGCCATATTCATTGACACCATATTCGGAGTATGGAGAAGCGTAAAGAAAGGAGGCTGGCAAGCATTCAAATCTCGCAGACTATCCGACACAATCGGCAAGTCATTGCTCTATTGTGGTGGCATCATCTTCACCTTCCTCATCGAGAAGTACATTGCTGGTGACATCATCGCTCACTTCATCGCAGTTGAGCTCATCATGACAAAATTTGTAGCTTTCTTTTGCGTAATAGTGGAAGTCAAAAGCATCAACGAATCTTATGAGAGCGTGACCGGCAAGAACATCCTGGCTGCGATGCGTAAATTTGTCACACGATCAAAAGCCGAGCTCGACAACTGGAAGTGACTCCACTCGACTGCTCACGATAACTGAACACCGAGAATCCCCCGATGATACTGTTGTCGGGGTTTATTAAAGTCCAGTTTATTGGACAAAAAACTTGACAAATGGTAAAAAGCTACACCGATAAGCAACTACTTGACCGAGTCAAATCACTCGGCAACTATATTGGTATTCCAACCGAGCACTGGATTCTTGGAGTGCGCTCCGCTGAAGATACAGCCAACAGCTTTGACGATAAATTCTACCTATTCAAGGGCGAGGAATTCATCTGGGTCACATCTGGCACCACCAATCCTGGCACACCGACTCTCAAGCAATTCGAGAAGGTCAACAAGAAGGGTGCTGCTGTGCTCAAATCCGACCAATGGTATTATGATGTTTGGAAGTTCGGCAAGCACAATGGCAAGGTAGAGGCACTGCTTCAGCTCGGAGCAGCTGTCCAGGTGTATCGTGACACTGACAAGGATGATAACAGCGAGCAGCAAGGCAAGCTTGACACCGGATACTTCGGCATCAACTTCCACCCAAACACATACGACTTGAGCAAGCCTTCAGGCACTTCCATTGGTTGGTGGTCAGCTGGTTGCCAAGTGGTCAACAACGTAACCAAATACAAAGAGTTCATCAAGCTCTGCAAGCCACAGAAATTCACCTCTTATTGTCTGATAAATGAATTTTAAGTCACTTATTTTACTGATTCTTGTGACAAGTTGCACCGCCAACTATCACCTCAACAAAGCAATCAAGAAAGGATATCGCTGCGACAGCGTGGCTGACACCATTCGCATCACGTCAGTGGACTCATTTCCCGTGATTGTAGACAACAAAATTGTGTACGAGTACTACCACACCACCAAAGACACAATCGTGCGTTATAAGACGTCTTTTGTGCCCTTGACAAAGTACCAGGAGCGCATTCATTATAAGCTCAAGCGTGACACCATTCGCCAGGTGCAGAAGATTGAGGTGGCAAAGTACAAATCACAAAAAGAAAAGCCCGCATTTTGGGTGTTGATTCTCGGCTTTGTGATTGGGATGGCAACAATGTATCTGTTCAGATACTCTAAATCAAATATATGATATTAAAAAAGCACGCCAAGAACATCCACGAGCTTCAACTCGATGGCACCTTGGTCAAGATAGCGATGCTATCAGATGTCCATTGGGACAATCCAAAAAGCGATTGGAAGCTGCTCAAGCGTGACCTCGACTATTGTTTGGAGCACAACATTCCCGTCATGATTAATGGAGATATGTTCTGCCTCATGCAAGGGCGTGGTGATCGTAGAGGAAACAAGTCAGACATCCGACCAGAGCACAACAATGCAAAGTACCTGGATAGTGTGGTTGAGACCGCTGTTGAGTGGTTTCTACCATATGCTCACATCCTGACGGTAATCGGATACGGCAACCATGAGACCGCAATCATTAAGTATCAAGAGACTGATATCCTTCAGCGATTCGTTGACCTTCTCAACTACAAAGCTGGAAGCAATGTGTTCACTGGTGGCTATGGTGGTTGGCTGATTGTTCGTCAGACATTCAACGGAAACGTGCAGATGGCTACCAAAATCAAATATATGCATGGATGGGGAGGAGGGGGTATAGTGACCCGTGGTGCCATCAACTTGACTCGTGCTTTGGAGATGTATGAGGACTTTGATGTGTTCACCATGGGACACATCCACGAGAATGCAGCTCGAAATGATGTGCGTGATACCATTACCTTCCATTCAAAGACGGGATATCGCCATCATCACAAAGAACTTCACATGATGCTCACAGGCACATACAAGGAAGAGTATGGTGATGGGTCCAAAGGATGGCACGTTGAGCGTGGTGCTCCAGTGAAGCCAACTGGAGGGCGCATCCTTACCATTGAGTGTGGAAGATATGATGTGGATGGAGCGAAAAAAACCGCCAAGTCTATCGACTCAATCAAATTTCCTTTGTAATTTAGTGCCGTATTCATAATACGTTGTTTTAGGGGAGCTTTCGGGCTCCCTTTTTTGTTGAATATACTATACCTAATCGGACATAAACCGACTTTATAGTTGAATTTTTACACCTTAACGGGTATTAAAACGCACTTTAAAGTGGTGTTTTGTACCTTATAGGGTACGTTATGTTACAAAATAAGGGTAAAGCCTTACGTTCAAAAAATAAATGTGAAAAAAAATAAAAAAAATGTTTAGAAAAGTGAACATATTTGCAAATGTTGCGTATATTCGCAGAAACAAAAACAATTTATTATGGACAAACAACAAATTTTAGACCTAATCCGCAGCAAAGAAAAAGAATTGTATGCTGATTTCAAACATTGCGAAATGCAATACGGCGTAGAACACAAGCACACTCGTTTTTCTTTTGGTGCTTGGGGCTCAGTTTTAAATTTATTAGAAACAATCGAAGAAAATGAAAACAATTAAGAACCTAACACAAGACCAACGTGACACCCTTGGTGGTGCCGCTGTGATGGTAGCTGGACTCGCATTCCTATTCTGGCTTTCCACAACCGTATCAAGACCAGTGATGGACCACCCAACCATCGACCAACAAATCTATCATGAGAAGAGCTACGAGCTGCCAGCTTCATTTGATAAGTATGTCAACCATGTGTATAACGATAAATACGGAAAGCAATGATATCACCAGAAATCTATGACTTCGAGTTCTACAATCCTGGAGACGTTAACTATGTGATGCTGACTGTGCGAATGAGAGATGAAGAAACTCACGAGCACATTGCTGAATACGAGCTCAAGTTTGGAGAATACTATGACGATTACAAAACAACTAAAAAAGAATACAATGAAAAACTCACTATCCGAGACACTAAAGAATGCGATGCGTACCTCGAAAAAATGCATGAAGAATGCCTCTTCGAATATAGATACATCGAAGCCATCAATGAGAATGAACTTGGTTGGTTCATTTAACAAGTACCAGGTTGACCGATTCTGGACATCATTCAACCACGACTTATACAACCGAATTTGTGAAATCAAAATGCAAGAGATATGACACCGAAAGAAAAAGCAGAAGAGTTATTATTAAGATACTTAAAAGTAAAAACACATAAAATGTTTAATGGATGGTGGCATAAAATGACTGCAAAGCAATGTGCGTTGATTGCAGTTGATGAGATATTAGAAATGGACTTACCTATTTTTGAAGAAGATTGTGATGAATTTTATGGCTATTGGCAAGAAGTTAAACAAGAATTAGAAAAGCTATGAAATTTAAATACAAAATTGGTCAAATAGTCTACTTAAAAACGGATGAAAGGCAACTTGAAAGAATAGTAACTCAAATCAGAATAACTGAGCACGGGCATTTGTATCAACTCTGTGAGGGTGTTAATGAATCTGTGCACTATGAGATAGAAATAAGTGAAGAAAAAAACGTATTAATAACATTATGAGATTCAAACTCACCTACCACATCGGGCTCGCAGTCGTGCAAGAGTGGATATTCACCAGCAAGTCATTGGCATACTGGAAAAAGATGGACCTGATAGAGACGGGTCGCTATAATGATGGAAAATTCAAAGTGACACCGGTATGAAAAGAGAAAGAAGATACATATTGATTGATTGCTATCACGCATATTATGATTTAGCTGAGGAGTATTGCAAAATACTCAAGAAAAATGATGACTATTTTTCAGTAAACATCACAACCAATGAGAGACAATTTGATGTCAAATCAGTAACAAAAGAAGAATTCGAGGAGGCAATAAAATGACCAAACAACAAAAACTTCTCGCACTATGCGGAGTACTTCCAGTGCTCGGTGACTTCATAGAGGACCTCAACGATCAAGGTGTATTCAAGCGAGTTATCAAGCAGAAGGCCAACATGCTGCTGCAAGAGATTCAGCGAGTGGATGCAGCCATACTGGAAGGTGGCAACATGGATATCTTCCAGCAACAAATCGAGATTCAACAATCATTCCGCCAATGGGTGGAGCAAAACTTTTAACAATGACAATACAAGAACTAATTGACCAGGTAAAGGAAGAAATTGAAACAAGAGATCTGGCATATCGCCATGGAGGGGATAATCGAATCAGAATAAAAGTGTATCAGAAATACTATCTAATGAATTTCTTAAGGGAACATAAATTGACCTTTGAAGAAATTGGTGATTTATTTGGTCTAAAGCACTGCACAGTTATTTATGGAGTGCAACAAGCTGAATGGTTGAAAAAGGATAGGATGTTTCTCAAGGTGACCGATGAGCTGCGCCAAAAATTTGAGAACTATACCGCTATAAATTATCCTATCAACAGAAATATCATTCACGATGTGATGGAATGTGATTCATTTTATCAGATGCGAATCATACAGCGTGACATCAAAAAAGGCTTTTATGGTGTGACGGAATGACAATCGCTCTATTATACCGAGTAGGAGATAGGCACCAAAAAAACCAATTGAAAAAAAGTTTTTCTATCGTCACATCGTCACGCTTTCGCTCAAAGTCAATACCAGTAAAGGATAGAAGCGTGACGATAGCTTTTAATTTGCGTCACGAATCGTCATAATCGCCCACACATCGTCACGAAATGCGTATATTTACACCCCACAAAACAACATTTTATGAAAGTTTCAATCTTTAAATCACTCTTTAACATCAAAGAGACACCTTTTGAACTGTCCATTCAAGAGGTATACAACCGCATCAGACTCGGCAATCCTGAGCTCATCAAAAAGGTCACAACCATACGATCACTTGAGAAGGCTGACCCCGAGCATGACCGCCTCAAGTCATCACTCAATGCCATCATGTTCAATGGTACCTTCACCGAGAGAAACGACAGCAGTCTGGTTGAGCATTCAGGTCTGTGCATCCTGGACTTCGACCAATATCCAACAAAGAAGCTGATGATGGAGGAACGGAAGCGGCTGATTGCTGACCCCCATGTGATGATGGTGTTCACCTCTCCCAGTGGCAATGGCTTGAAAGCTGTCATCAGAATTCCAAAGTCTGACAAGGTTGAGCACAAGCGCAGATTCACTGCATTCGGCAAGTACTTCGACAGCGAATACTTCGATACCAAGAACAGCAACGTCAGCCGGGTGTGCTTCGAGTCATACGACCCAGACATCTACTTCAATGAGTTCTGCCAAGTATTCGAAGGCATCGAGCAAGACCAAGGCTTCAGCTACACTGAGCGCACTCCCATCTGCATCCTATCCGATGAGGACAAAATCATCAACTTGATTGAGCGATTCGACCATGGCTGTCAGTTTGTGGAGGGTAGTCGCAATGAATTCGTGTTCAAATTGGCAGCTGTGCTCTGCGAGTATGGAATCAGTAAGGATACAGCAGAACAGTACATATACACCAGGTATGCTCAAGGCACCAGCTTCAGTGAGCAAGAGATGGTAACAACCATTCGCTCGGCTTACAAAAAAGCCTCCTACGGCATCAAATACTTTGAGGATAAAGATACCTTTCAAAGGGTGCGTCAGAAGCTCAAGAGCGGCATCCCTGACGATGATATCAAGAAGCAGCTGAATGTGCGAGAGGATGTCATTGAGGATATCAAAAAAGAGATTCAAACTGGCGATGACATCTTTTGGTCAGTCAATGAGAATGGAAAGATAACAATTCAGCCATCCAATTACGCTGAATTCTTGGTCAAGAATGGATTCAATAAGTATTATCCTGAGAACGCTGAGAAGCCAACCTTTGTAAGAGTCAAAGAGAACAAGGTTCGAATATCCTCAGCAGAACAAATCAAGGACTTTGTGCTGAACTATCTCCAAAGCAAGGGGGAAATGGATGTATGGAACTACTGCTCCAGAAATGCATTCCTATTCAATGAGAACTTCATCAATATGATTGACAGCATCAACATACTGATGCTCCAGGATAGCAAGGATGCATCGTACATCCCATTCAAGAATGGAGTGGCTAAGATATCCAAGAGCAAAGTGGAGCTCAAGAGCTACATCGATGTGGATGGCTACATCTGGGAGAATCAAATCATCGAGCGAGATTTCACTCTACTGGATGACTGCACCAATGACTTTCAAGATTTCGTCAGCAAGGTCTCAGCAGATGACAGCGGCAGAGTGGATGCCCTTGAGACAACACTCGGATACTTGATGCACACCTTCAAAGACAAGACTGACCAGAAAGCAATCATCTTCAATGACCAAGAAATCGATGACAACCCGAATGGAGGGTCAGGCAAGTCACTCATGTTGGCAGCACTCGGTAATCTGCGCAGAGTGGTCAAGATAGATGGCAAGAGCTTCAATCCATCGAAGTCTGATTTCGTTTATCAGCGAGTCAACCTGGACACGCAGATTCTTGCATTCGATGACGTGCGTAAAGCATTCGACTTCGAGCAACTATTCAGCCTCATCACCGAGGGAATCACTGTCAACCGCAAGAATAAGGATGAGATATTTATTCCATTCAACCGCTCACCAAAGATTGTCATCACAACCAACTATGTCATCAGTGGTGCTGGCTCTTCTCATGATCGCAGAAGGCATGAGCTGGAGTTCTATCAGTACTTTCACAGCAAGCGCAGCCCACTCGATGAGTATGGTCGATTATTATTCGACTCTTGGACCGATGAAGATTGGTTGAAGTTCGATAACTACATGGTGAAGAACCTCCAAAAGTACCTGACAAATGGATTGATGAAAGCCATCAGCATCAACGCAGATGCCAAGCGACTCATCCAGGCAACGTGCAAGGACTTCTTTGATTGGGCTGAAGAAGGCAACATCGCTCTCGATGTTTACTACTACAACGGAAGCAAGATTCAAGAATTCACATCGGAATTCACCTCATTCAAGGAGCTCGAGCCACGCAGATTCCTTAAATGGGTGCAGTCGTATGCCGACTATAAGGGATACAACATCACCAAAGGACGCAATCACAACGGCAGATACTTCATTCTTGATTCGGGAACTCCCAAACCGACTCCAGAAGCTGATGATATTTGGGATGAACTTAATGAACAAGCGAAGGGATGAAATTAGTAACTAAAAAACAACTCAAAGATGGAATCAAGCTGAAAACATTGAGGCGAGTTTGCAGATATGAAATGGATGAATGGTGTCAAAAATACGACATATCAAAAGCAGAAGCATACAAGATGATGATTGAATGTGAGGATGAGTTGATTGATGTGTGCATGAATTACGGATATTCAATCACAGATGTTATGGTTGTAAACTATGTCGAAAATAGTCATTTGTTTTTGGACCATTTGAACAGAGACAAAAGATATGGTTTTCTAAATCCAACTCATTATAATTGTACAGCAATACTAACAAAAATAATATGACAAGACAACACCGACAACTACTCAAAGACCTCCAGCTAAAGCACAAAATGGAAAAGTATCCAACCATCCCACCGCATCTGATTGCCCTGGACCAATGGAATGACAACGGAGCCAATGCGCTGACCAAATCAATCATCGGATTCCTTCAGTTCAGTGGATGCCAAGCGGAGCGAATCAACACCATGGGAGTCTATCGAAAGAAATACCGCACAGATGGAGTGGCCATCGGTGGGCAGTGGACCAAGGGCACCGGCACACCAGGCTCGGCAGATATCTCCGCCACGATTAAGGGACGTTCAGTTAAGATTGAGGTCAAGTATGGCAAAGATAGACAGTCTGATGCACAGAAAGCATACCAGAAAGCAATCGAAGAGGCTGGTGGTGTGTACGTTATTGCCAGAGATTTTGAAGGATTCTTGCAATTTTATGAGCAGTTTTGCGAATCAATCAAATAAATGCGTATATTTACAATTCAAAACAACAATTTATGACTACAAAGAAAGCGGAGGCTACACTCGCAGAGCCAATGAACATTTGGCAAAAATTGCACGCTGCCAAGCAGCAAATCGGAAAGGTTGCTAAGAATGCAACGAATCCTCATTTTAAAAAGAGCTACGCTGACATCAATGCGCTGCTCACAACGGTGGAGCCTATCCTCCACGAGCATGGACTGCTTTTATTGCAGCCAGTGGTGGGAAATGATGTGGTGACTCGTATCATCGACATCGATTCTGGTGAGGTCATCGAATCATTCATGAGCCTTCCAGTCATCACAGACCCACAAAAGGTGCTCGCTGCTGTCACTTACTTCAGAAGAGGTACATTGCAATCACTGCTATCACTTCAAGCTGTGGATGATGATGGCAATGGTGCAGCAGATTCACAGAAAGGAAAGCCAACGATTAATGCAGAGCGATTCAAATCAGCACTTGAAGCAATCGAAGCTGGCAAGTACACAGCACAACAGTTGGCTTCCAACTATTCACTCACTGAAGCTCAATCCAAAATGCTCGCACTATGAAATGGCATCCATCGCAAATCGGTAAGCTGATGACCAATGGCAGAGCCAAGGACAGCATGGGAGAAACAGCCAAGAGCTACATCAAGGAGTGTGCGAAGCAAGACTTCTATAACTACACCACAGAACTCAATAACAAATACATCTGGAAGGGTAGAGAGCAAGAGCTGGAATCAATCAACCTCATCAACTCGGTGAGATTCACTGACTATGTCAAGAATGAAGTGACAATCGAGAATGACTATCTCATCGGAACTGCTGATATCATCATCGAGCAGCGAGTGATTGATGTCAAAACATCCTGGTCACTCGATACATTCCCGGCACTTGTGGAAGATGCAGTCAATCCACTCTATGAATGGCAGCTCAGAGCATACATGATGCTATATGACAAGCCATGTGCCGAGCTCATCTACTGCATGGTGACTACCTGGGATGAATTCCTCAACGAATACGAGAATCTTCAGCTGCATCGAGTTGACCACATCAATCCTGAGAAGCGCATCACAGCTCTCTGGTATGACAGAGATGAAGACATCGAGGCCAAGATGGTTGCTCGCCTTAAAGAAGCATCCGATCTATATCATGAATATTACGAACAACTAAATAACAAATAAAAATGGAAGAGCTAAAAGCAAAAGGCACCATTCACCTACTCGGTGAAGCCAAACAAGTGAGTGAGAAAATGAACATCAGAGAGTTCGTGCTCTCAATCGGGGACAAGTATCCGCAGCTGGTACAATTTCAAGCAGTCAATGAGCGAGTGAAGTTCCTGGAGACAGCAAGAGTCGGTCAAGAATGTGAGGTCAAGTTCGACCTTCGAGGTCGTGAGTACAATGGCAGATATTATGTCAGCCTCAATGCATGGGATATCCGCATCGAATCAGCAGCAGCACCATCAAAACCAATCACAGATGAAATCGATGACGATTTACCTTTCTGATGGCGAGAACATTCGGGACTTCATCCACAAAGAGTTGAGGTCCCGACTCTCAAGTCGATATAAGATGACTCACTTGGCTGAAGATATGAATCTCAACTACTACACTGTCAATCGATTTATGAGAGGCAATGGGGTGGGTGATGAGTTCTACATTCAAGCCTTCAACTTTCTAATGAAATGAAGTACTTCATCGCATACATAGGCACCAAAAATGACAACCTCGATAGCTTGGTTGCAAGGGTGCACGACTTATTCAACATGATGCCAGGTGTCAACACTTGCATCGTGCTCACCTTCTCAGATGAAGTACACATCTCGGAAGTGACTCCAGAGGAATTTTATGAACAATGGTCAAGCCTTAACTAATGAAACAGCAAATACAAGACCCAATCTTGCTCAAGGTACTGGCAAAGTATTATGAGCGCAGCCAGCTCGGCATCAAAAAATATGGGCGCACTTTAGATCGTGACGACCTGAGCATCACCGATTGGCTAAATCACCTCCAGGAAGAGATGATGGATGCCACGCTGTATATTGAAAAGCTGAAACAAGATGTAAAACAAATGCCGTAGACGTGCGGAACGTAGCCTGCCGAGTAAGTGTCGGTTCTCATCGTAGGGAGATAGAGTTATTGCCTTCTTGAGCGAAAAAGGCTTTTTTAACTAAACACGAAATGTAAAACCTTTAAACAACAAGAACAATGAAAACAAAATTTTTACAAAGTGTAGAGAGATACACAAACGAACAACAAGGAAAAACAGGATACAAGGCTATTTATAGCAATGGAATTGATTTTCAAACATTATTCTTCCCAATTAGAAATGGAGTAGATGTTATTAACATTCCTTCAATTATTAACTCAGCTCAAACAATAGATGATTTAGAAGCTATTGGGGCAGAACTTTAAACAACAAGAACAATGAAAGTAGTATATGAACAAGATTTAGGTATGGAAACCTATGCAGAAGTAAGGCTAACACCTAACAAAAAGTATGTAGTATTTGTAACTCCTATGTTTGGAGGTGATTTCTTTCAGTACACACAAGATGAATTTGATACTTTGGAAGAGGCAAAAAAATTTGTTAACTCAATTACTTAAACAACAAGAACAATGAAAACAGCAGTAGAATGGTTGGAGAGTGAGATGTTAGAACATTACTCACCTTTTGACAATAAACTTTTATACGAGGCTATACATAAAGCCAAAGAAATGGAGAAGGAACAGATAGTTAAGGCTTGGTGGGAGTCTCCAACAATGGGTAAATATTGTTCAGCGGAAGAATACTACAGCCAAACATTTAAACAACAAGAACAATGAAAATACAAATAACCCACTACGGACACAAAGCCAGCTATGAGTTCGACCACGAGGATGTGGAGCTTGAGGACTTGATTTATCACCTTGAAAAGCTGATTAGACTAACGGGATACCATTTTGATGGAACATTAGAAATAGTAAACGAAGAACAATGAAACTAAATCAAAACGATCAACGTGAGGAGATGGCTGCAATCGGCACCATGATACTCTTGACAGCAGTTGCTATCATTTTAGTAATTAAAACTATCTTTGACCTATGGAACTGATACAATACCTCGCACTCGGGTGGCTCATCGCCAACTTCGAGCCTCTGCACTGGGTCATCGACTTCACATTCATGAGAGTCATCCCAAGCTCCAAGCTCGGTGATTACATTCACGCTGGATTCGGATGCTGGAAATGCACCTCATTTTGGACTGCTCTGATACTTTCAGGCAATATATATACGGCAGCAATCACAGCGATGGGTGCCTACATCATCAGCGAATGGATAGAGAGCAAATAGAATACGTCAAAGCAGTGCAACTAATGGATGAGAAAGAACGTCTCACCAAGAAAGTGCTGAACAAACTCAAGGCAATCAAGGTCAGCGTGACCGGTGTGCCCGACAGAGAGTGCTTCTGCTCGCAAATCAGACGCAAAATCTGGTACAAAGATTTCACCAACTGGTATGAAGGCAACTCTTGACCGCTACATATCGTCCCACTATGAGGAGCTGTACCGATACACCAGGTACTTCTGCTCCAAGTACAATCCGAAACTCACTATCGACACGGTCATCTCCAACGCATACCTTCACTGCCTCGAAATCAATGACAACACCGAGGATGTCGGCAAGGTCAAGAGCTATATCCTCAACTCAATCAAGCGGCAAGTCATCTGGAAGAACGTCAACAGCTTCAAGGATGAGAGAATCCTGGCTAATGAGACAGCAGTGCCGGACAGATACGATGATGAGGAGGACCTAAACTACAAAATCGCAATCGAGCAGCAGTACCAGGGATGGAAGTCATCGGTGGACATCTATCGAGATGGGCTGACAGACAATGTCAAGATTGCAGTCGCAAAGGCATACTTCGACAAAGGGCTCACAACAGCACGATCAATGGCGCAGTATTTCAATATCCCAGTTACGTCAGCACACTACCTAATCTCTGACATAAAAAGCACACTAAAAACCATACACAATGAAAATAAAAGATGAATACAAGGGCAAGACTATCGTCAAGAACACCTCGCTCGGAAACATGACTGTTGTTGTTGACAATATAGATATGAACAGATATCAGTACTATGTCAGCATAGGATTCGGCTATTTGTTCGAAAAGGAAACAACGACTGCACCAATCCGCTACGAGGGTATCGAGGCTGATGAGCAGACGGAAGCTCCGAAAGTAACTAAACCAAAACGCAAACGCAGAACTAATGGACCCACTCAGTAAATATAGAG